GATGCGTAAGGCAGGGATGAATGTTCCGGCAATAGAGGCATCGGGAGGGATAAACGCAGTTATGAATGCCAGTATTTTCCATATGGACAGGGTTGGAGTTTTATTTACAAGAACTTATACCGATCTGAAAGGCATTACTGATGCGATGGATATGCAGATAAGCAGGGTTCTTGCACAGGGAATGATAGATGGTGATGGTCCTGCACTTCTTGCACGTAAACTTGTTGCCACTATAAATGGCACAGGTATGGGTGATTTAGGAATGACAGATAAGTTAGGTAGGTATATTCCTGCTATGCGTAGGGCGATGATGTTGGCAAGAACGGAAATAATAAGGGCACATCATATAGCAACTATTCAGGAATATCGTAATTGGGGAGTATTGGGAATTAAAGTTTTAGGCGAGTGGAAGACGGCAGGTGATTCCAGAGTTTGTGAAAAATGTTTTGAACTCGAAGGAAAGGTATTTGAACTATCTGATATAGAGGCACTTATACCTTTTCACCCGCAATGCCGTTGCATTGCCCTGCCCTACATAGAAGAATTACATAATTAAATTATAGGAGGAAATTAAAATGCCGTGGAATCCGGAAGATGCAAAAAAACATAAAGGTGGACTTGACGAAAAATCTTCTCGTCAATGGGCGCATGTTGCCAATTCTGTATATGAAAAATGTTTGGCTGATGGAGGTGATGATAAGTCATGTGCTCCTAAAGCGATACGTCAGGCTAATGGAGTGACAGGTAATATAATGGGTGTTTATTATCTAAAGAGCAAAGATTATCAGGCTAAAGAAAGACAACATCTTGGCAAGAAACATCTTATAGTTCCTGTTACAATGATGGTGGAGGGAGTGCATAATGGTAGTCATGGACCACTTCTTCATAAGATAGATGAGTTAGGTAAGTTTCCTGAGTCATGGAATGGGATACCTGTTGTTATTGATCATCCTGAAGTGGATGGGCAGAATGTATCAGCTAATGATCCTGATATTATTGATGCTCGTACAATAGGAAGAGTTTACAGAACACGTGTAAACGGAAAAAGTCTTAAAGCAGAGGTTTGGTTGGATGAGGAAAAACTTGGAAATTTATGTCCTACTACTCTTGCAAAGGTACAGGCAGGGGAACTTCTTGAGGTTAGTGTAGGGGTATTTAGTGATGATGAACCGACAAAAGGTGATTGGAATGGAGAATCTTATGAATCTGTTGCCACTAATCATCGTCCTGATCATCTTGCAATACTACCTACAGGTACGGGTGCATGTTCTCTTGCAGATGGTTGTGGTATAAGGGCAAATAAAGTAAAGGTTGTACCATGTGAAGATAAAGAAGATGAAGAACTGGAAGTTGATGAAAAAGACTTATCTAAAAAAGATAAGCATAAAGATATTCAATCTTCCCTGAAAGGGGATGCGGGGGTTGAAGTAAGTAAAACAATAACTAAAAACAAGGAGGTAAACAAAATGAGTAATGAAACTAAATGCCCTCGTTGTCTTGAAAAGATAAACGCACTGATTGCCAATGAGCAGTCGAAGTTTGTCGAAACAGACAGGGAGTGGTTGCTGACTCAGGACGAAGGTACTCTTGATAAACTTGCACCAGTGGTGAAGGAAATTGAGAAGATCGTTGAGAAGACAGTTGAAGTGAACAAACTCTCCGCAGAAGATCAGGCCGATCTGGCTTGGGCAAAGAAAATGCGGAAAGAGAAAAGGGATTCTATTATCAAAGGCATACAGGACAATACCGAGAAGGGTACATGGGATGATGCTACTTTGAGTGCTATGACAGAGGATGTACTTGAAAGGGTACTAAAGTCTGTTAAGAAGGATGTTGTTGTTGACTATTCGGTAAACGCCAATGTCCAGTCTAATACGGGTGGGATAGAACCATTATATCCTGTCGGAGTTGAAATTAAAAAGTAAGATAAGGAGGTAAAAAAAATGGCTTATCAGACGATTAAAATTGAGAAACATTCAGACGTAATTAAAGAGTTTACTGCGAGTGGTTCTATTTTACCTGGGATGTTGGTGGAACTTTCAAATGCTACCACATGCAGGGTACACAGTACAGCAAGCGGCACACAGAGTGCCATGTTTGTACTGGAAGATGAACTTCAGGGTGCAGGGATTGATACCGCTATCGCAAGTGGCAGTAAGGCACAGGTATGGTATGCACACAGAGGTGACATTGTATATGCTCTCCTGAAAGATGAACAGAATATTTCTTTCGGAGATCTGCTGGAATCTGATGGTGAAGGCAGATTACAGAAGCATACAAACGCATATGGCGACAGTAGCACATACATATACTACAATCAGATTGTAGGTGTGGCATTGGAAGCTGTAAACCTTTCTTCCTTACCGGAAGGATCGGAGTCAAGTGCCGGAGGTACTTATTATCATCCTCGTATCTTAGTTAGTATATTATAATTTAAAGAAAAGGAGGAAAGATAATGAACGCAAATGTAGATTTGATAGGTGCAGGTGGACAGGTGATCGGGGATGTTGCTGCTATGATGATGAGAAATGGCAGGTTAGACCCAGGTGCTTCACGTCCATTTTACGATGAGAAAACTGATACGTCTTATGTTACAGTATATAAAGGTGGTGACAGAAATGCCCCGACCAGTTATGTAACAAAGGCTATTCAGGCTAATGCTACTCTCCGCAGGGATGAGTGGAAACAACTTGATGATGCTCTCCTGATTGCTTCAAGGTATCGTCTTGGAGGTATTGATGACTTAGTTTCCAATGGACTTACTTACAATCTTGGAAATGCTATGGGAACAACCGTTCTCGAATGGCATGATGTAAGTGACGGTATGGAGGCTACTGTAACGATGGATGGGATAACAAGGAGTAAAGGTGACAGACCGAAGTTCCAACACAATTATTTACCAATACCTATCATACACGTTGATTTCGAGATCAATGCAAGGGTATTGGCAGCATCACGCAGTCTTGGTAATCCTCTGGATACCACATCTGTTGAAATGGCTGTCCGTAGGGTGAATGAGAAGTTGGAAACAATGTTGTTTACCAACACTACTTATGCATTTGGTGAAACAGATTCACGGAATGTTAATTCTATCTATAGTTATGTCAATCATCCTGACAGAAACCTTGTTCATCTGAGCATTCACTGGGATCATTCAGCCATGACGGCTGCAGGTATCCTTCAGGATGTCCTTGAGATGAAACAGGCCAGTATCAATGATTATCATTATGGTCCTTGGATGCTTTATATTCCAACGGCTTATGAAACAGTTCTTGATGATGACTATGATACACAGACTCCTGGTACTACAATCCGTGAGAGAATCTTGAAGATTGCTGGTATAAAAGGTGTTAAGGTTGTTGATACACTTACAGCAGATAACGTACTTCTGGTTCAGATGACACCGGATGTTGTTCGTCTTGTTGAAGGTTTACCTATACAGACAATAGAATGGGAAACAGAAGGAAAATTCCTTTCCAAGTTCAAAACCCTTCGTATTGCTGTTCCACAGGTAAGAAGTGATCAGAATAAAAGATCAGGTATAATTCACCTGGCATAATAAACATTCTCTAATCAAGAGATTTTTTAAATTAAAACTTAATCAAATGGAACGAATAGAAGATGATGGTAAGATAACTTTTAAGAAGATCGGAGGGGGAGCATTACACTGGGGAAATAAACTTATTAAACCAGGACAGGTGTTCAGGGCACGTCCTGATGAGATACCTGAAAATTTCAAGGATGTGATAATTCCTATGGAACATATCAGAGCACCTGCTGCCCCGCCTATTGTTGTGGCAAAAACTGAATATTTGGTTAAACCACGGGGCAAGAGTAAATCCTTATTTGATGTGGTGACCAAGACGGGTGTTGATGATAAAGGGAAGGATGTCTTTAAGGCTATTAACGAGAAGGCTCTTACCAAAGAAATTGCTGATAATCTTCTTGAAGATTTATCAAGATGAACTGGCAGGTTCCCCGAATGTGGGAGGGAGGTGACGTTTGGATAATCGGGGGAGGACCGTCAGTGACAAAACAGTTCGATATACCTGATCAGGTTGTTCGTAACGTCCTGAATGGTTCTTCCCCTGCCAACGTTTATTCTTCTTATATGAAAGGGATACATGGTAAGCATGTTATTGGTATTAATATGGCATTTAAGATCGGGGAATGGATAGATATGGTATTCTTTGGCGATGACGGGTTTTTTAATCTGAACAAAGAAGCATTGGCGGAATTTAAAGGATTAAGGGTTTCATGTGTGGCAAGTGTGGCTAATGTAAGTTGGGTGAAATATCTTGTAAAAGATGGCAAAGGCAGGGGGATAAGTGAGAATCCAAAGATGGTTTGCTGGAACAATAATAGTGGTGCTGCAGCAATAAGCGTGGCAGCTAATGCAGGGGCAAGACGTATTATTCTTTTAGGTTTCGATATGAAGTTGAATGATAAGAATTATCAACATTGGCACGATATGTACGGGAAAGGAAATTCTACCGATGTGAAAAGGATGCAGAAACTACCGTTTGACAGGCATATGCGTGGGTTTGCACCTATTGCACAGGATGCAAAGAGGCGGTATATTGAAATTATTAACTGTAGTCCTGACAGTCGGATAACGGAATTTCAAAAATGTTCAGTTAAGGATTTATTATGAATGTAATACGTATTGCAGGTGGATTGGGGAATCAGATATTCCAGTATGCTTTTGGCAAGTCCATGATGCAAAACGGCATTGACGTGAAGTTTAATATGCGGTGGTCTGCAACACCAAAGAATGCACACCGTCCTTTCAGGTTGGATAAGTTCAGAGTTAATATTCCAATTTGTCATATTACAAATAAAGTAATACATGAGAAGAATATATCAGGTTGTGATTTGAGTTTATTAAAGAGAGATGGGTTTACATTCGCAGGATACTGGCAATATATGCCTTATTTTATAGATCTGATTCCTGTTTTAAAAAAAGAGATTTGTGTAAGGGAGGAGTTTTACAATGAGGAGTTCCTGGCATTAAGAGAAAAGATTCTGAATACTGAATCAGTGGGCATACATATACGCAGGGGGGATTATGTCTATCAGAAAGGATTCTACGACCTTCCGTTTAAATATTACCTGAATGCCATTAATTATACTGATGGGGAACTTTTTATATTCAGTGATGATATTCCGTGGTGCAAAGAGAAGTTTAAAGAGTCTTATTTCTCCCGAAAGATAACTTTTGTGTCATTGATAGATTACCTTGATTTTGAGTTATTGAAACTCTGTAAACATCAGGTAACGGCAAACAGTACATTTAGTTAT